TTTGGGTTATTCATATCTTTCAAGAAACCATTGAATTCACCTGTTATAGGCTCAGACTCTACATGCAATGTAACATTGTATGCTTCTGAATCATATGGTGTTTGATCAAATGAAATAGAATTAATTTTAATTTTGTGGTTACCCACTCCAATTACTGGTTTAATACTGCCTGATCCAGCAGACATGTCTTTAGTACTTAACATAATTTACTTTTTTTAATAATTAATTTTTACTGATTATACTTCTCAATACAATCTTTTACAAACTGCAGGTCATTTGGGATAAAATTTTCCTCAAACATACCCATTGGTGATTTACATGTGTTCTCTCCGTTGTTCTGTGTTTCAAAACCATACTCAAGTTCACCATCATCATTTTTATTGACCTTACCAAAAAGGACTATTGAGAATAGACCCTCCAAAGTTAACGTATTGTCAATCATTTTGCCAATAGTTTTTGCTTTAATTTTTCTATTCCCGTTTATATCAGTTGAATCTTCTGAATGTGTCAAAAAGAATACTGTTAGATCATCTCTCAAGTCTTTAGGAAGCTTTGCAACCATAGCTAAGTTAGCTGCAATCTGAGTGAATTTATCATAACCTTTCTCATTTGCTCTATCAAAGTATTCAAAAGAACTCATATACTGCCAATCATCTACAACCAATGTCTTGATGTGTGGCATATTTTTGTCTACATGTTGTATAGCTTTAACTATACCAGCAGAAGAAGACGCAGATGTTATATTACCATCCTTATTTTCTTTGCTTATCTGTGTGTACTTGCTTTTCCATCCCTGAAACGGTAATGGTTTATTAGCAATATTTATAATGAAAGTCTCTTTAGGGTCTAATGTTCTGATTGAGGTTGACTTTCCTGTACCTGAATCTGCAATTACTAATACGCTATCTGCCATATTACTTTTTATTTATTACTGTTATTAATTGTTTAAGTGTTTGATTAATTTCATCTAACTTCTCAACCACTGCAACATTAAGGTCAGGAGCAGTTGAGGAAGGGAGCAGTGAGTCTGGGTCTGGTAGACTTGGATTAGCAAAATCTATAATTGCATTACCCCTACTTGTTACATCATTAATTACTTTAAGTTCACTTACAGGTATGATGTGTCTTTGAAATCCTGAGCTGGATGTAATCATCTCATACTCTTCTCTCCAATGTGGATTATACTTATGTAGATACAGAGTTCTTTTAGGATCTTCTGTTTCATAATCTATACTTACAAACTCTGTATAGATATCTTGTTCTTTTTCTAATTCACTTGGAAAGAATGATACATGTAACTCATCTTTACCTGAAGGTCTATAAGCCATCTTAGGTATAAATAGTGCATTTATCTTACCTTCTGTTTGAAAGTAATCTTCATGTTCTATTCTAAGGGCTGCAACCTTCTCTTTTCTTTCTTGAGGTGTTAGTCCCATCTTTTTCTTATTATTTAAATTTTTAGTATTTATCATCTGCGTTCTTGTTGAGCTGGTGTTGGCATCTCATCTATCTGCATTTGTTCAAACTTTGCTTTAAAGAATGACATCCTTGCATCACCATTTCTGGCTTTTAGGAAATGTAACACCAATGTTCTATCATTTTCAATTATATATCTATCAGGACCATAGTATCTAATCTTCTGCTTTGCTGGCCTGTTGATACCTATTAGAGTATCAGCATGCTGTAGCATAGCATCAGAACCAAATATGTCTGACTCAAGTATATAATTACCATACTTACCATCTATAGCTCTATCCGGGTTATCTATATTCCTATTCAATTGTGATAGACATATAAACAAACATGGATAGTCTCTTTTACATTGTGTAAAGAATTCACCTAACTCAAATAACATATCTAATGTGCTATTTTGATATGGTGCTCTCTTTACCAACATACTATGGTCAAGAGTAATTATAGTTTTAGTACCCTTATGCTTTTCCATATACTGATCTATCTGATCACGCATCTGGTTTACTGTCATAGGTGTACTAATTATGTCTACAGGATACTTAACTCTTTCTTTTGCATATTGATGACATGCATTCAATACTTCAGTATTAAGTATAGATCCTGCGCTACACAGTTCTTTATAAGTTTTACCAGTTATAGAACTAAACTCTCTAATGGCTGAGGTTCTACCCACCATTTCAAATTGAAATTCTAATACTCTAAACTTATCATTAGGATTTAATATAAAGGATTCTCTTATTATCTGATCTTTTATAAGAGTCTTACCTGAACCAGGTCTACCACCAATAACCGTTAAGGTATTCCATTCAAGTCCATCAGTACATGCATCATTAAACTTTGGCCATGGTGTGTATATAGATTTTTCATCACCTGTTGATCTGGCGTACATATATTTAAGTGCATCATTGAAGGCTTCATACTGGCCCACCCATGCTGGTTTTGGTTTACTCATACAACGTTTTCTTTAAAATGTTCTTCTTCTGTGCTGATACCATCACGTATCATATCACAATAATCAGCTAATGTAGAGTGTTTAACTCTATGTTTATCCTGCTTGCAAATAAAATACTGACTTGTCTGCATATACATATACTCCTTGTCTCTGTATTCATTCACGTACATTCTTGTAGCTCCTATAATATCATCCCAAGAATAATCATAAGTTTCAAAGAACCATCTAAATGCTTCTCCTAATGCTTTGACATTATTTCTTGCAGGCTTACCGCTTGGTAATTTCTTTGCAGGAAATATTTCTCTATAGGTATGAATCTTATCATTGAAGTTCTTACCCATGAGTTGTATGTCTGTCTTTTTCTTAGCTTTGATAAAATAGTTATCTAGCTTGGCACAGAAAGCTTTAGCTTCCGGTGTCATTTTATATAGGCCATCTACTTTTTCAAGCATGCCCAGTTCAATTAATTCTTCTTTATCTTCAGCTTTAACCTTGGGCAATGAAACTCCTTGCTTGATCCCAAATAGGATCAATGATTGGTTTGGAGTCATTTTTCTCTTCAAGATTTGCTGGAACAGTTCCCACATAGTCTATTAGTTTTGCCATTAATTTATCAAATGTTTCCATCATCTCCCTGTCACATGCAAAGAAAGCATTTTCTAACGTCCTACATGAGTTAATCACTGTTGCGTGGTTTTTTCCTATGGCTCTACCAATACTGGTTTTAGTATGGCCATCTTGCCATGCTATATAACACATAGTTTGAATCCATTTAACATAATCTCTTTTCCTAAGCTTAGTGCCTGGTATTTTTTTTATGTATTTAAACTCTGGATTGTTCTCATGAATTGCTGCTATAGTAACCCTAATGTATTCATCTAAAGGTATTCTATATCTTTCTTCTGAAGGTGTAAAAACATAAAGAGTTACGCCATGCTTTTCTCTAAAAGATTTTTTGAAGGCTTCTATCTCTTTTCTCTGCTTAACTTGTTGATTTTGAGACATTTATATTTTGGTTTAAATGTTTTTAAATATAGGAAATTTTACCAATTAATACAAGTTTTATCTTGCTTTTTTAGTAAGTCATTTGCTTTGTTAAATACATCATTACAGTCCCATTCTCCACCTCTATATGCTGCAGATGCTGGGTGTGCACATTCAAGTATTTTACAATTAGGCAACAACACTTTCCATTCTTGAGCTTTCTTACCCATCAGTATAAATACTGTGTCAGGATTAACTCTATTAATATTGTCAAATAAATAATTTGTAAAAGGTTTCCATAAATTATAGTGTGATCCTATACTATTGATCTCTACAGTAAGTGCTGTATTTATAAGTAGAACACCCTGGTTAGACCAGCATCTTAAGTCAGTATGCTCAGTGCCAAGTGCTTTATTTATATACTGCAATGATTTTTCTGCTGTCCCTTTTATAGAACAACTAAATGCTATACCATCTGCAACACCTATCTGTGGGTATGGATCTTGTCCTACAATGACAACTTTTATATCATCATATGGACATTCTTTAAATGCATTAAATATATTCTTAAACTTTGGAGTAAATCTTTTACCTGCGTTAACACACTCTACTAATTGATTTACTATATAGTCAAAGTCAAGACCATTAATAAAGGGTGATAACATACGGTCCCACCCAGACTCTTCAAGAGAGCTGTTTGCTGAATCTCTAAGTTGCTGTATATCAACTTCTATTGGTTGTACTTTCATAATTGATTTATTATTTGTAACTTTGATTTATAATATATTATACTATGTCTGATAAACAAACAGTTATTACTTACGATTTTAAAAAGAACATGAAGGCTGAGATTAATCCAGCTTTCATTGAAGGTCTACAATCTATCTATATGAGATACATTACTGAATTCTATGAAGATGTAGAGAACTTTGCTGAACTTGTCAAAGACTTTAATGATCTAATTACTGACCCTAAAGGTGCAGAGAAAAAGAACAGAGTATTTACTCCAACTGAGTCAGAACTATATACATTGTATGCTCTTATAAATCTCTTGAAAGGTTATGCTCATGAGCAAGGTCTTGCAAAAGCAGAAGAGGTTCCAATTGATAAAGACAAATTTAAGGAAATTACTGATAAAGCAGTCAAAGACAATAAGAATCCTATAGAGATACTTAATCAGATTGCTGATGAATTCAGAACATTATCTTAATTGCATACCACTAAAGTCTCCTATTTCTAAAGCTGCTTGAATAGCAAGGTTTAATTCTTCTTTATCACATTTAGCAAAGGACTTACAGTACTCTACATTATTTTTAGTAAAGCATAAGCCAGCTTTTCTTTTTACCTGGAGTTTTACCTCTTCAAAAGTATATCCCAACTCATTAGCTATCTCACGGATCATTGCATGAATTCTTGCTAACTGTGGGTTACTACCTTTTCCTGATGATGCACCTATAAATATTTCTAACTTAATACCGTCAGGTAAGTTTTTGAGAAAGTTTTTATACTTACTCTCTAGTGCCTTAACAGGAAAAGATAGCTCTCCATCTTTGACTGTTGCTTGTATAAACAAATTGTCTTTCATATACCATATGTTTTTATGAGCCACTTAACAAGCATTGCAATAAAGAATATCACACCAGCCATCATGGTCCATCCTACTATCTTGTAGTTGTTTTCCATCTGCCGGTCTGATCTTCCTTGATTGATGCTTGGGTCATCTTTCTTTAAATATTCTTTACCGTTATTTGTGAAATGTTTCATATTATTATTTATTACCACCAGGAACTATAATAGATATCATATCCTTTTGCTATATTTTTCAAAGCATCTTCAATGAATTCTAAATCTTCTTTCTCATAGTAGTCATCAGAATTATCTCCAAAGAAAAAACCTTCTGTATCAGGTAATTTTTTTTCTTTAACAAATGATTCTAAGTCTTCTAGATCTTCCCAGGTTAATTGCACGTTTACACAATTAAATACTTTTGATTTGCCACCTTTTGCATAGTATAGATTTTCCATCCATCCCTGCAAATTTGGATGCTTTCTCCAATATTTAATTTCAACTGTGTCTGCTAATATAGTTCTTTGTTCTGTTTCTTCATCATATTTTTCTGTTACAAAGTCAACAGGATCTTTTATAAAACCCCGTTTAACTCTGAACGCAAATTGATCTAATCCCATTTATTCATGATTATCTTCTAATATTAATCCTTCCAGTCCATCAAGCCCTTCTTGGTTTTCTAATATAGTTAATACATCTACCTCAACATCATTACCTTTTCTGTCTTTCAGTGTGGCCCATGCATGATATATTGTTACACTTGGTGCTGATCCTGGATGTCCAGGGTCTCCATTTGGATACGTATGTATCATTGGTTCTCCTGGATCATATTCATATTCTATAGTTACTATATAAGGTACATCATAAGTACCCCAATCAAATTCATATTCTAACATCATCTAAATCTTTTAACTCCATCAACATAAACATATTCTTGTCCACATGCTTCACATATACCTTCTGTTTCATTGCGCATCATTGCTGAATTGTCACAATTGCCACAGCTTTCATCTTCTACAGGTATAAACTCCTCACAACTTTGTCTTGCAAGTTCTTGTATATGAGCATCATGACTGCCGTTATAATCACGCTCAATCATTTCCATATAGATTTCTTTCATTCTTCCCATAATTATATACTTTGTTCTTAAATTGTAGCCGTCCTTGCTCCTTACCAAATGAGTAGGCAATAAATGCAATAATTACCATTGAAGCAACAACTGAAGTGATTGTAATGATTTCCATTATCTGTTTTTTAAAGGGTTATAATATTGAATTTTATTTTCATCAAAAGATTTGAGGGCTGATGATACCCATTGTTTATCTTGTGTGCCTTTGTAACACAATATGTGACAAATTGCTGTCTCACTTGGATTAAGTCTTAATAGTCTACCTATCCTTTGTGCTGTCTTTTTTTCATTACCATATGCATGCATAATAATTCCTTGTTTTAAATTAGGAATTGTAACACCTTCTGATAATTGTAACACGCATGATAGCTTATCTATTCTACCATCAGAGAACAACTCAAGGTTATAATCTGATTGATCATTATTAGAATGATAACTATGCTTACAAATACGGTCTGCTTGAG